AGATAAAGGTTTTCTTTATCCTAGTTTTATGCAAACTGTAACAGCAACAGGTAGATTATCAAGTCGTAATCCTAACTTTCAAAATCAACCAAGAGGTAGTACTTTTCCTATACGTAAAGTTATTAGTTCTAGATTTGAGGGGGGTAGTATTATGGAAATAGATTATGCACAATTAGAATTTAGAACTGCTGTCTTTCTTGCTCAAGATAAACAGGGCATGGAAGATATACAAAATGGTGTTGATGTACATCAGTATACAGCAGATATCATTGGCTGTTCAAGACAAGAGGCAAAGCCACATACATTTAAACCTTTGTATGGAGGTATGTCTGGTACAGAAAATGAAAAGAAATATTATTCGGCTTTCTTAAAAAAGTATCCGGATATTAAAGCTTGGCATGAGAAACTGCAAGATGAGGCAATACGAACAAAAGTTGTTACCTTACCCTCGGGTAGACAATACGCCTTTCCAAAAGCAGAACGCATGCCTTGGGGCGGTGCAAGTTCTTCAACACAGATAAAAAATTATCCTGTGCAAGGATTTGCTACTGCTGATATTGTTCCTTTAGCTTGTATTGGTATACAAGAATTACTTGAGGAACATAATACTAAGAGCCTACTTATTAATACAGTGCATGATTCAATAGTTGCTGATGTCTTTCCCGGTGAAGAGAGTATAGTCGCTTCTTGTCTAAACAATGGGTGTTTAGGTGTAATTCAACGAATGAAAGACATGTATAACATTGATTTTAATGTACCACTTGATGTGGAATTAAAAGTAGGCTCTAATTGGTTAAATACAAAAGTTTATGCTTGACAATACTGTTAGAAATGCTACTATTGTAATTAAATTAACCAAGGAAGGTAATCTATGGTAAATGACTTAAAGGCATTTGATTCTCTTAGTAAAGAGGAGATAATGAAAATGACCGGTCAAGATGATGGTTCTGTAATAAATACAGGAACACTTGATAGGTTAACAATNAATAGAGCGGCTGAAGATGATGATGGAAATCAATTATCCGCAGGCGTTTATACTACGTATGACCCTAGTATAGAGTCTAGGGTATACAGCATTAAGGATAAACCTATTCAGTTTAGACCTTTTATCAATGCATATCAATATATGGAGTATGACCCAGATAATAATAATTATCCTTGTACTTCTGTTATTTTTAAACAATGGAATGAAGAGGCTATTGATAGTAGCGGAGGCGTTAATTGTGGTAGAATAAGAGGCAAAGATAAAGAAAACTTAACTCAAGCACAGATAGATGCTCAACGTCATATTAAATGTTATCGTTTAGTATATGGATTGTTATCTATGGATGCTACAACACCTGCAGGAGAGCCTACAAAAGTAGAAAATTTACCTGTATTGTTTAGAGTTACAGGGTCAAACTTTATTCCTATTGGAGAGTCTTTAAAAAGTCTTAAAGGTAGAGATAGCTTAATGCAAAATCATATACTTAATATGACAACTAAGAAAAGAAAGGCAGGTAGTAATGTGTACTATGTGTCAAACGTAAACATTGATACAAAAGAAGTTCCTTTTACACAAAAAGATTTAGAGCATATGGATATGTTTAATAATCTTATTCAAGAAGAGAACGCTAGAGTATCTGCAAAATGGCAAAAAGCCCATAGTAATAAGGAACAAGATGTGGCATCTGCAAAAGTTATAAATGAACTTGAAGATGACCCCGAAATGGTGTTACAAGCTTAGTGTCTAGTATTCTAAACAGAGTACAATTATTTTTAACGGAGGCCAATAAGGCCTCTGTTCCTATTTCTAGTACTATTATAAATGAGTTTGGAGAAGCATGTAAAGAAGCTTTTATAAAACAATTTGTAGAAGAAAGGGAAACTAAATTTAAACCTCGTATGAGTACTATTGGTAGACCTCTGTGCCAATTACAAATGGAAAAGATGGGTGCAGAAGCAGAGACACCCTCTTATAATGCTAAAATGAGATTTATATTTGGAGATTTAGTTGAGGCATTGGCTGTTGCCATATTAAAATCATCTGGTGTTAAAATAGATGACTTTCAAAAGAAAGTTAAATATGTATTTGGCGAGGATGAAATTAATGGCACATATGATGTTAAAATTATGGATAAAATATGGGATATAAAAAGTGCATCCCCTTATTCTTTTCAATATAAATTTGGAGAGTCTGGAGGATTTAATGCTTTATTAAAAGACGACCCATTTGGATATATATCTCAAGGATANNTATATGCAGGAGCAGATGATAAAGAATTTGGTGGGTGGATTGCTATTAATAAATCAACAGGAGAATGGTCTGTTGTTGAAACTCCAATCAATGATGATGAGCATAAGAAAAAAGCAATTGAACAAGCAAAGAAAAATGTTCATGCATTAAATACTGACCAACCATTTAAAAGACAGTTTGAAGATATAGAAGAATTTTTTAATAAAAAAGCTACAGGTAATAGAGTTCTAGGTAAAGAATGTTCTTTTTGTCCTTATAAAAAACCATGTTGGGGAGATTTACAATATTTACCACAAACAGAATCAAAAGCTATAAATCCTAAATATTTTTGGTATACTAAAGTAAAGGAAGAAAATGTCGACAGTTCGCAGTAGAAAAGCTAAAGGGAGACGATTACAAAATTGGGTGCGAGATACATTATTATCTATATTTACTTCACTAGATGATAATGATGTGAGTTGTGCAATAATGGGAGAAACAGGTGAGGACATTAAGTTGTCCAACCCTGCTAANAAATTAATACCTTATTCTTTTGAATGTAAAAATAAAGAAACATTTAAAGGTATATATGATATTATGTCTCAAGCACAAGAGAATGCAAAAGTAACGGATGTGCCAGTTGCTGTAATTAAAATGAATAAGTTTCAGCCATTGGCTATAGTTGATGCTACACATTTTTTAAAATTAATAGGAAAACAAAATGGATGAAAATGGCTTAGATACAACAAATGTTATTACGATTTCTGTATCCCCATCAAAAGAGGGATTTATATGTTCTGTAACAGAACCTAAGTATGCACCTTTAACACAAGAATTTAGTGTTGCCTTGACAATAGCTCATGGAATGGTTAAAATGGCATTAGAAAGACCAGATATTATATTTGATGAGGGTGTAGATGCATTAGCAAATCCTAAAGAAAATGATAATATTATTAATATGAACGATATGATAAATAAAAAGAAAGATAGGTTAAATTAATGGAAACACAGGTAAAAGAAAATAAGAGTGAGAGTATTAAAAAATTAAAAGANAGTGATTTTTCTGTAACTAAATTTACAAAAGATTTATCCTATGGTAANAAACATGANAAACTTGTCATGAAATCTATGGAAAATTTTGAATTAAAAACAGATAGAATGGCACATAAAACAGGAAATGTTTATGTTGAGTTTCAATCACGAGGTAAAGATAGTGGTATTCGTACCAGTAAATCTGATACATGGATATTTAAAATAGTAAGCAAAAGGTGATAAACATTTATTTTCTATACAAATTCCCTTGACAAGATTAAAAAAATTAGTTAGTACAGATTATAGAATTGTTCCAGGTGGGGATAATTTAACATCAAGAGGATATCTTGTTCCTCTTACAGATTTAATAGGAGTATAGATGGTAGAAGACTATAAAGACTACAGATTAAAGGGTACACTTCATGCACCTTTTAGTCCAATATTAATGGAGTTTCAGATTCCGCAACCTTATATTGATTTACTCAATACATATGGGGATAAAATATCTGCAAGTGATAAAAAATCTAAACAATTAGATTGGTCAGATAATCTTGTAGGTAATGTTAAACAAGAGCATAAAATTGAAGAACATATATGGCAGGAAAAACCTAATGAACATTTGCCATCATTATTTAATTGGATGGGTGCTTGTATTAATTTATATGTAAAGACAAAATTAAAACAAGGGGATGAGCAAGACAATGAAGCTGCTGAAAGAGGTATTAAAAAAGTAGCACTTCATAATAGTTGGCTTGTTAATTCTATTGCAGGNGATTTTAATCCACCTCATATGCATTATGGTCAATTATCTGCAGCAGGTTGGTTAAAAATGCCAGAGTCTGTTGCAAAAGATAAAGAGAGAGAACGTGCCGGTTGGATTGAATTTTTGTATGGAAATCCTGCAATGTGGATAGACCCTAAGTATCCTGTAAAGCCACATGTTGGTCAATTATTTGTTTTTCCTAATTGGTTATTACATCAAGTATACCCATTTAGAGGTAAAGGTATAAGAAGAAGTATATCATTTAATGTGAGTGTTGAATTTTAATGAGTGTAGAATTTTGGCAATGGTGGATTTTAATTATGGTGACAATTAACACTTGTATTAATAGCATTGTCTTTGTAGTAGGTAGAAAATTTAAAAAGGCAAAAAAGAAATGATAACAAAAGAAATTTTATCTGAAGCCACTAGATTAGTTGGAACAGATAGACAAAAGGATTATGGTGACAAGGTAGAAAACCATAATAATATAGCTAAGTTGTGGTCAGCATACTTAGATGTAAAAATTGAAGCACANGATGTNGCTATNATGATGGCTTTATTAAANGTTGCAAGAACAAAACTTGGAGCTGTTAGTAAAGATACTTATATTGATATGTCTGCATATAGTGCTATAGCAGGAGAAATAAAATGGAGAAAGAAATAAATAACTATATTTTAACAGAAGTTAATAGGTCTGTTTTGTTAAAATATTTATATTCAAAACCTTATCAAGAAGTTGCACCTGCAATAGCTGTTTTATTACAGTTACCTAACCTTGACCCTAAAATAAATCC